GATGCGCTACGCACGTCACTGACGTACTGCCAACCGCGATCATATTCAACTTTGAAGTCGAGCGCCTCTTGCGGCCACGCCGTAGTGTCTGCACCATAGGTCGTGATATAGTCCTGATATTTCGCGGTGTAATTGCGCTGCTTGTATTCGGGGAAAACCAGATTGATTCGGCGCGCGGCCTCAGCGTTGACAACTGGTTTGTAATCGTCGCGCCAAGTTGAAATCAGAATGTTGCGATAGTTGGCGCTATCATTTTGAACAAGGTTGTCCGCTACAACAACCGATGTGCAATCCGCCCCGGCAAAATCAATTGGCAGATTCGCCGTGTTAGGATAAGCGGCGCGCACGCGCACCGGATTCTGCGCGTCTTCGATCAGCAGATCGTTACGAATGACAAAGGCTTGACTCATGTCTGTGTCCTCTTATCCTGTCGCGATGAACCCGCCGTAAGCACTCAGATATCCCGGCGTCGGTGATACCGTGCCATAGCCGCCACCGCCCGCCGCATTGAGAATGATCATGTAGGAAACCGCGCCGCAGTTGAGGTCGACATACCCGTTGCCGACAGCTTGCGATGTATGCCACGTGAATTCGGCAAAGTCGCCCACCGAACCGCCAGCGTTGCCGTTGAAATTGGACCAGCACCCATAGCTGTTGACGGTTGAATTCTGATTGCAAGAGATGCCCTGGAAGTTTCCGAAACAACCACTATAGCTAATGCCGAGCAGCGAGCTTGATGTGACCAGCATTCCGGCGCGATGACATCCACTGGCGAAACAGTAACTCAGATAATAATTGCCACCACCGTAGAACCCCAAATCAAGGCCCCAACAACTGACATTGATGCAGGCAACGTCACGACCAGTGACACCGCACCAACGACCGACGCCGTCACCGCTCCAGTAGTTCGGACCGGTGATTAAGATATCCTGTATAGTCGGGCGACCTGATCCGCTCGTACTGTCGATGCCAGCTTGGAAAGCTGCCGTCGCGGGCACTTGAATCTCGGTTCCAAAGCGCGTGCGTAGCATGGCGATGTTGTTCGCTGAGTCGGCGGCACGCGCAGCCGCGCTACTGCCGGTCTGTGCGAACATAGAGCCGGTCAGGTTGCCCGCAATCTTCATCGTGCCGCGCACAAGGATGCGGTCGGCGTTGCCGTGATTGATAACGAACGGCGCGTAGGTCCCTTGCGCTAGCAGCACAGTGACGATTGCATTTTGCGCGATGATCTTGCGCCGGATTGCGAGCAACGCATTTTCAACTGTCGAATATTGTGACGGCACGTTCAGTGTCGTGTTGGCGCCGATCAGCGGGTTTGGCTGAATCCAAAAGTCTGTTCCGTCATAGAGAAACAACACAACGTCGCCAGCAGTCAGGTCGCCTTGTAGCGTCGGCGCATTACCGCCACCGTTGGCCTTGATGGCCTTGTCGGGTAATCCGTTGACGCGAATGACACTCGAGCCGGTGCATGTGTTGGCGATCTTGACCAACAACGGATCACCAGCGGTCAACGTGGTAATAGCTGGCGAGAACACAGCGGTAATGATGTTGGGCGTAACCGAGGTATCGACGGTGTAGGGGATTTTGATTAGAAACTGATCGCCTGTTCCTGTGCCACCCGAGCCGCCGAAGTTCACAAGCTGGAATGCGCTGCCATCGTAAACCAGTTCGCAGATGCCACCAGCAGGAAGATCTCCTGCCGCTGTTCCACCACCATTCATTTTCTTAATTGCTACACGACCGGCACCAGCATCGATAGTCGCGGCACCAGTGTTAGTGACATGCACCTTAACTCTGATTGGCAATCCAATCGTATAAGCGCCCAGAGGTGGGTCAAGTGCAACAGAAAGATTGTTTGCGCTGCCAGTATCGTCAACATAGTTCGTGCGTTGTGAACGAACGCCTTTCATCATTTGTGAAAGGTCAGCATCATCCGGCGTGATCTTGTTCTTGTTAATGACATTGAGAATCTCACGCATCGGAAATTCAAACGCCGCTGCTGGCGGGATTGAACCTTGACGCCCGATTGTCGGATCACCATTGATGTAAGGCGCATCCGGGTTGCTAACGCCATATGGAGCCTGATATTTCATTGTTCATTCCTCACGGAGTGCCAGCCATCGGATCGCCAAAGGCGAGTTGTGAAAAGTCCATAGCCAAGAATGTATGCGCGGGCTTCCAGCGGTTGAGCAGACATTGCAGATCTTGCGGGATTCCTATACGTAGATGAGGATCTACACCAGCTTGACCGCTTGCGGCGCGGAACCAAGTCAATGTTGCCTGACCGACATTAATGAACCACGAAAACCGTTGTTCCGGCGGACCAATATACCAACGAAAGGTTTTCTTAGCATCGATGATGATGTTGCCATCACCGTCCGTCGTGGTCGGCCGTGTATCGCCGACTTGCGAAATGCCCGCCATGAACGGCGCATACTCTCCAACATATGATACGGTGTAGCCTAAGAACTCCATCAACTTGATGTAGTAATCACGCGACTGGCCACCCATCCAAGTCATATATAGAACGAGCATACGCTGTCGTTCTGCTATCGATGTTGCAGTAGGGAAACATGGATCTGGCAATCCCCATGCTTTTTCCCAATCCGGCAACAACTCTATCGTGTGGCGCGGATCGCTTTCACGCTCCAGCAAATCAGCAGCACGACCATCAACCCATCCCCAATACTGAGTTAGACCATCACATGCTAGATAAAGAGTACTTCCAGGCTCTTTCGGCCATGCCTGTCCCTGCGGTAGCAGGTTCATAAACGCATAAGTATAATCGTCACCTGAGCGACGAATATGCTTATCGCGTGGTTGATCAGTGGCCATAGACAATGTCCCCGAGCACAGCCATATGTCCAGGCGATTGCATTATATCATCGTCCCAATCTGTTAGAACAAATGAAACGACATTAGCAGTATTCATCACTGCCTGCGCTTTCCAGGTCGCATAAATAGTCTGTCCTGGAGCAGCATTATTGTAGAGCATCTCTTGAATGCTTTCTTCAACAGCGGCTCTAGTTTCAGTAGTGTCTGGTATCAGCGCGCTGATGTGTACGTCAATGAATTGCTTGATTGGTGCCAAGACCCAGAAGTCTTTAACTGCGACTGGTCGCACTGAATCAATATATTCTGTTACAGCTTCTAGATCTTGTGCAGTTGGCCAGCCATCGTTATCTGCACGTAGATCATCCATAAGAATGCGGACGGTAACAGTACCGATGCCCATCTCCAGCGGAGCGCACCATGCGCGTGTCACGCCAGGAACCGCCTTCGCCCATCGCACGTAGTCATGTGCTGCACCACCTTGAGGTGGCTGACGAATACGTTCTAGTACACGGATCCTAAGATCATCATCATTTTCAGTATCTGTGCCACCATCCATGGTGACGACAGTAGCAGCAGCACTCACGCCATCTATAGCAGGATTGACTGTTAAGGTTTCACCTGCAGGAAGATTCCCAATAGTTCCTGCATCAAGAGCACGAATTGGAACTTCTACAGGAGCACTGTCAGATTGCGTCACTGCCTCTTGCGTTGTTTCATACTGTACATCTGATTGCTCCAATCGTGTATGAATTGGAATAATGATGCCACCGACAGTGCCGACGAATGCAGCCATGCCTTCAGCAAGCGTAGCGACCTTTCGCCCAGTCGTGCCATCCGCATTGGTCAGCCAGATATCACCATGTCTGTCTAGCCATTCTGTTTCCGCCGTGTCTGGCAGAAGTTGAAGTGCGAGCCAGTCAATATATTGCAGTGTCAGGTGACAGAGTGCGCCTTGCGAATCAGACAACACTCGCAGCACACTATTCGGCACGCTGGCATCAGCGCCCGGCAAACTGCCGCGCACATGATCACGAACTAAGCCGCGAACTTCTTTGAGACTAGGTGTTTCCCAAGGCATTTCTATCTCACAAAGGGTTCACAGGTTTGCCGATATTGTAATCGCCGCCGGTAGTGACTATATCTTCCCATAGAACTTGAAAACGTAAATCGACAGCTAGTTCTGGACCGCGATACAATCGCACTAGCGCATCAATGCGCTCCTTGTCAACGCGAGTTGCAACAACATCCATACGTGATGCAATTCTTAAATCAATAAATGGTTGGATAGCTTCACGAATGTACTGTTCAACACGAACAACGGTAGAGCCTTCCATTGCACCGATGTCGGTGATCTTGGTACGCTTCATAAGCCAGAGGCGGCACCCTATCGGCCAACCACGCCAGATTTCATATGCATCGGTATCGCCCCACCATCCGGCGCGATCTGAAGAATCTGGATCCGGTAAGATATCGTCCTTGGCAGCAAGAGCATCAGTCCCTAGTGCAACACATACCGCGGTCGCTAATGCTTGATCATCATCTAGCGTGCCATTACCAAGTAGTGACCAGTCAAGCGTGACCGAATACTTTGGGAATAGCGTGTTTTGAACTAGACGAATATCAGGCATGGTGTTCTACCACTGGAGTCATATATTTTGTGTATCCGTACTTGCACTTCACATGCAACCAAACCAGCATTCCAAGGATTGTAAATTGTCTAGGTCCTGGTTGATGACACCACATGCAAACTGGCCGCGAGCCTTGTCCCATCACGTCCACCCCGTTGTTACATCGTAGTCGATAACATCTTGTATAATAGTCATTGCGTTGACTTCACCTATCTTGATATTCTTTTTCACGTTCAGCGCATTGGTGCGCGCCGTGATGCCGTTTAGAATTCCAGCTTGTTCAGTCGGTGTAACGTTGACAGGTGCAGTCGCACCGATTGGTATCCATTGTGCATTGGCTGCCGATACAGCCGGGATCGGCGTGTAGGGTGCCGCCGTTGCGTTGTTGAACGTGCCGGGTCCAACTCCAGTGACGCCACCGACGTAGCTCGCAGTGTACGGATTATTCCACCCGATAGTGCAAGCGGCGATGGCGACGG